TCTACCCTCTGATGTTTTGATTTTAAGATCAGTAGAATTCATAGATTCTGGAGGTAATAGAACTTTTCTAGAAAAAAGAGACACAAGTTTTATATCCGAATTTAACGGTACAGGAAAACAAGGCACACCAAAATACTACGCTAATTATGATGATTTTAATATTATTGTAGCCCCTACTCCTGCTACGGCTGATACTGTACAAATAAATTATATTAAAGATGCCCCAAATTTTACATCTTCAAACAATACATTTTTATCAACTTATCAAGAATCTATGTTATTGCATGGAGTCTTAGCTGAAGCTTTTAGATTTTTAAAAGGACCTGACAATCTATACAACCTCTATAATTCAAAGTATAATGAAGAAATACAAAATTTTGCCCTACAACAAATGGGTAGAAGAAGACGAGGGGAATATACAGACGGAGTTCCAAGAATAAAAGTCGATTCTCCAAGTCCTTAATTAAAGGAGAACAATTATGGCTATAACAACAAACGCTATCTGTGATAGTTTTAAAAAAGAATTATTACAAGGTAAGCATGATTTTGATACTTCATCTGACACT